ATCCCAGAAAAACACGTTAAAGACGTAATTAAAAAAACTAAAAAAGAATTAAAAACGTTATGTATATCACAATTTTAGCAGCGTTCCTGACGGCTTACTACTTTGTAAAAGTGGCCAAGATAGTTTACTTTATAAAAAAGGCATGGCAAATCCCACACGAAAAAAGGATAAAGCCTTTTGACTGCGTTACGTGTTTAAGCGTATGGCTTGCCGTGGCTTTGTGGTTTATGCCAATAGAGGTTAGCCAATTTTTAACAATCATTTTCGCGGCTGGGTTTATCGGCCATAAAATCAAATAACTATGGATCCAATTGTACTACCGATATTGATACACACGGACGACACAATGTTATTAAAGAACTTAGGCGCCGACTTTAGATGGGATGATCTGGTTGAGAATGAGTTTTGTTTTTTTAAGATTGATTTTGCTTGCCGAAGTTTTAAGGACGGGCGTGAGTATGTTGAGATTAATGTGGGCGAAAATAGTTTTATTGCCAATGTTACTTTTGACGAATTTATAAACGCTATCAATGAGTGAGATTATCCAGGCTCTAGGACTTGCGCAAAAGGAAAGCGGATGTGGATGGCATCGCGTTTTGTTGCCTCTTGCGTTTATGCCTGATTCATATAATCACATTTGCAACGTGGTGACGGAGGATATACTCAAAGAGCGTGATTTCAAGATCGTCCTTTACAATCGGTTTAGCGTTTATGATAACGACTGGGAGCTAACCAAAGAGGGAGGGATGAAAGTTGTCATGGATCTTGACGATGACTGGGATTTGCCGTATAATCACCCTATCCATCATGTGTACGCCGCTCACCGCGAAAGGGTATTGAATAACATCAAGCACGCCGACATGATTACTTGCACCAATGAGAGGCTGGCAAGTAAGCTGCGGAAGTATCACGATAAAGTTGTGATCTTGCCTAATTGCATCCCACTCGGTGAGCATCAATACACGGAACATCGGGAGCCTAGCGATAAGGTCAGGATATTTTGGGCCGGAGGATCAACGCACATGGACGACTTGAGGATCATATCGAATCCGATCAAGAGGCTGAATATTTACGACAATATTGAAATGGTGATCGGTGGCTATACCGATACGGACGAGATAAGCAAAATGTACTGGGATAATATGGTTCATCTGTTCACCAATGGCGGCAAGCTCCCACATCGTAAGCTCAACGGCACGCTACCGAATGAGTATATGAAGCACTATGAACACGCCGACATCATGCTCATACCTTTAGAGGCAAGTGATTGGCACGCTTGCAAGTCAAACCTCAAAATCCTGGAGGCGGCCTCAAAGCGGATCCCTTGTATCGTTAGCCATGTTGAGCCTTACTCAATGGATAGCGATGCTCCGGTGTTATTCGTTAAAAAGCAAAGCGATTGGTTCAAACATTTAAAATATTTAATCAACAACCCATCCATACGGGAAAGTATGGGGAATGAACTTTATGAGTGGGCGAAAACGAAATATGACTATAAAAAAATTGGTCAAGCCAGAAGAGAAGCCTTTGGCTCAATCCTTTGAGGAGCCGGCGCATATTCAGACGCTTAAAAAATACCAGCCACATTATGACTTGTTCATAAAGACGGGCGAGCTTGTCAATTTCAATCATGACATCCAAAATGAACTTTTGGCGGTTATGAGGTTAAAGGATCCGATTTATGATTACAATCGGAGGTGTGATGCGTGCGTATGCGAGTTCCTCGTTTTGGTATATAGGCAATACAAAGCCGAATTAGGCCTCTAAATTTTATATATATATGTATGATAAGAGAAGCAAAAACAAGGCCTTTTATGGAAATAGATAAAGATAGGTTCTATCAATTAGTAGATGAATATTGCGACTATTGTATCAATAGCACAAAAGAGGTAGCGACGGGATCGGGCAAGATCGTAGAGGTAAGGGAAAGGCATTTGCCTACTACTAACTACTTTTTGTATCATTGGTTGCGTAGGCATCATTTCGAGTTTTATACTGCTATGGGCGTTTGGAAAGTAAAGCAAGATCCGACGCATCCATATTACGCAATGATGATGGAAACGGACGACAAGTTCAAAGCACTTGCGACGGATATCGTAGCCAATGAGGGTAAGGGTATATTCTACGCCAAAAACGCATTAGGCATGACAGATAGGGCGCAGACAGAGAATACGAACATCGACACGATCACAATCAAGTATGAATCTGGAAATTAAGCTACCCAGGCCACATGAAAAGCAGCTCGAAGTAATTAAGTCCGATTCTCGCTTCCGTGTTATGATGGCGGGGCGTAGATTTGGAAAGTCGGTGATCAGCCAAAATATCGCCATTGAAAGCGCATTGAAGCGGCAATACGTTGCATATATCACGCCGACGTATCAGCTCGGTAAGATGTTTTTCAAAGAGATATGCAAGCAATTGCCTGACAAGGTGTACAAAAAAAACGAATCGGATCTATTCATCAACTTCGTAACGGGTGGGAATATCCGCTTTTATACGGGTGAGAGGTTAGACGCGATGCGCGGTACTAAGTACCATTTAGTGATTATCGACGAGGCTAGCTATATTGCAAACCTTGAGGACGGCTGGAATAACTCGATAAGGCCCACGCTTACCGATTACAAAGGGAAGGCAATATTCCTAAGTACGCCGAGGGGTAAGAATTACTTTTATTCGTTGTTCATGCGGGGCGGGGAGCCATCATGGCAATCGTTCAAGTTCACTACTTACGACAATCCGCATATTGATCCGACGGAGATTGATGAGGCACGGGCGCAATTGCCGAGCGTGGTGTTCGAGCAAGAGTACCTAGCGAATCCAATGGAAAATGCCGCGAACCCTTTTGGTAGCGAATTTATCATGGCTTGCACACGTGAAACGAAAGGGGTGGCGGCTTATTACGGAATAGATTTGGCAAAGTCCGTGGACTGGACTGTCATAGTTGGAATGGATAAGATAGGCAATGTCGTCCACTTCGAGCGGTTTCAAAAAGACTGGATGCAGACAAAAGAGGCGATCTTGAGGCTGCCAAAGAACTTGCCGGTTGTTATTGATAGTACCGGCGTCGGTGATGCCATCGTTGAGGAGCTGCAAAAAAAGTTTAGCAATATGCACGGGTTCAAGTTCACGTCCGTAAGCAAGCAGCAACTTTTGGAGGCGTTGTCAAGCTCAATTCAGACGATGAGCATATCTTATCCCGACGGCCCGATAAGGCAAGAGCTTGAGATTTTTGAATATAAGTTCACGCCGACGGGGGTGAGATATTCAGCGCCTCAAGGGTTTCATGACGACTGTGTAATTGCCTTAGCCTTAGCCAATAAGTGCCGCCTCGATCATAAGCAAGTAGGTAAGTACCACGTAATTTAAAAAGTATATTTATAAATGATGAAGCTCACAATTGACAAATTTCAGAGATTGCAAGCGATCGCGTCTATCGAAACGGACGAGATTGAAAAGGCGAGCCGCCTTGTTCAAGTGTTATTGGACAAAACGGCCGAAGAGATTGATGATATGCATATTAAGGACTTCAACTTATTGTGCGAAAAATTGAAGGCTATTTTTGATATAAAGATTGATGCGGCGACAATGAGCAAGCCTCAAAGCATGATCAAGGCGAACGGCAAAAGGTATCATATCAACTATGAGATCAAAAAGCCGTTCAATACGGGTAGGTACATTGAGGTTTTGACATTTAGCAAAGAGGATCCGATAGCGAATATGCACAACATTTTGGCATCAATTTGCACTCCGCTAAAATGGAGCTGGCGGAAGTTAGGATATATTAAGGAAAATTATGATGTGTTGGAGCATGAAACATACGCGAATGATTTAAAGCAAGCGGATTTCAGACATGGTTATCATGCAATGGTTTTTTTTTATTCGCTATTAACCAATTTAACGGGGAGTTCAAATCCCTCTTTGGAATTGGAGATAGCGAGGAGGATGGGGAAGTCAAAAAAAGCAAAACAATTGAAGAGCATTTTTCAGACGCCTTCGGGTGGATCTACAATGCAAAGCAAGTGAGTGAATTTGAGGGAATAAGTTTAGAGGCGGTTTATGAATTACCAGTCGTTCAATTTTTGAACGATTTGATGTATTTAAAAATGAAACGAGAAGTCGATGAGTATCAATATCAGCAAAGCACAAAAAAAGGCACTTAGCGAGCTTGAAGGGTTAGCGGGTGAGGGCATTGCTGAATTTAATGTTGTCAGTGGTGTGCTTGAGCAATATGGTGCTTTGTTACAAACGAATATCGCAAAGTATGCCGATCAAAAAAAGATTACTTCGAGCGGTGAGTTGTTGAAGTCAATGGCTAGTGAGATTGAGAGGCAACCTGGTATTGAAACGTTCAGGCTTCGGATGCTCGATTATTACGACTATCCGAATCAGGGTGTTAAGGGTGTGGCATCAAGTAAAAACGCTCCTAATTCGCCATATCAATATCGTAACTATGGGATGCCTCAAAGCGGTATTGAATCGCTTAAAAGATATATCTCAAGCGGTAAGGCTAAAATATCAAGCGTTAGGCGTGATGTTGCGTTAGGGATAGGCCTTGAAAAGAAAGGATTGAGAAACGCAAATAAAAAGACGGCATTGGATAGACAAGCCGAAACAATGGCTTACATGATCAAAAAGTATGGCATAAAAGCTACTAACTATTTCAATCTAGCCTTTGAGGAAACCTTCAAAGATTTTGAGGTAGTTATGAGCGAAGCGGTTGGGGAAGATATTGTTTTAACATTTGAAAGCATAAAGAAAAAATAAATGGCAATCACAAATTTGGCTTTCCCTAGCGGCGAGCCTACTGTTCAGGATACTCTGTGGCACGTGTTCAGCTCCAATTTAACGGGGCAAACAAACTTCAAATACGTTGTTGATATATACGTCGGCGGAGTGCAACAAGTAAGGGTAAAACTTTACCCAGAGCCTTCAAATGGTAAGGCATACTTTGACGCTGGGCCTATCGTTCGCAATACAATGACGTATGAATGGCTAACGCCCAAAGAGGAGGTTTTCGTTTGCGAGCCAAACGTATCGGGGCAAATAGGACAGACGTATCAATACCGATTGGGTGAAGAGTACACGGGAACTGTTTATGCGAATTTGGCGAGCGGTAACGTGACGGCTTACAATTGGTCGGCTCCTTTGTTCAAACGTAAGGTAAGCGATACAACAACATACCAAGATGTATTGTTCACCAATAGGCCCAAAGAGATCAAGGCGAGCCTCGGTGATAATATTTACATCGGTGCGCGGAGCTTATCGTCGTTTATTGTAAATACTTACGGAGGAGGTAATAATTATATTACCGGAGTACCGATATCGCTAGGCGGTTCAAAGACTTACGCTCAATTAAACATCGGATCGACGGCGATCAATAAGGTGGCCAATGTGATTAGCGATTCAACAAAGTACTACGAAATACCTATTGAAGAATCGAAATACTACAATCGCGTGATTGCTGATGGTGGCGTTTGCGAAGGCTTACAATGTTTGAATGATGCACTTGCCGAGCTTGGCGAATCGGATGCGTGGCGTGTTACTTTGAATTGTAACCCTAAATATCAATCATACAATTTACACTTTTTGAATCATTTGGGCGTGTACGATACGGCGAAGTTTAACCTTGTTAGTCGTTTAACAATGGATGCAACACGCAATAATTATCAAAAGAGGGATTATTCATTTGGTTCAAATTCGGTGAGTTATTACGATTCAAACAACAAGTATGTATCGTCAGCAATCAACTACCTAAACAAAAAGGACTATACATACAAGCTCACGATGGACGCTCCGACGGATGCCGAGTATGAATGGTTGGCGGAGCTTATAGGTAGCCCGCAGATCTACATGGAGGTTGATGGATATTATTATCCGGTAAGTATTAAGAACACAAACTTTGAATTTTCAAAGTACGTGAATAATAGGCTTAGAGTTTTTGAGGTTGATGTTGAAATGAATCAAACAAGGTACTCACAATTGAGATAATATGACGAGGATTTTTATAGAGAATAACGAGCTTGATATTTCAAAGGGATTATCTTATGAGATCACCTATTCGATTGACGATATCAAGCGAATAGATAGCAAAACGACATCTTTTAGCAAAACGATTGTGCTGCCAGGTACGGCGAATAATAACAAGATATTTGGCAACATATTCGCGTTTAATAATGCTAATTTCACGGCCGATACTTTACCGAATGTATTATACAACTTCGACGCATCGGTTACGGCCGTTGCACGAATCGAAGTAAATGGATTGCAAATTATTAAAGGCGTTTTGCGATTGCTTGAGATTATTCAAGTCAATGGGAATATAGAGTATGAGTGCGCAATCTTCGGTGAGCTTGGTGGGTTTATATCCGCACTTGGGAATAAAAAGATTGAGGACCTGGACTTTTCGGCATACGATCAAAAATGGACATGGCAGAACATAACGGGTTCATGGGATAATATCGACGGCGATGGCGTGTACTTTCCATTGATAGAATGGAATCAGGAAACCTCTAATTATATTGATTTTGACTTTGAAGCGTTTAGGCCCGCATTTTATGTTCGTGAGATTTTGAATAAGATTATTACATCCTCTGGATATACATGGGATTTCCCTTTTATTGATACAAATTTTTTCAAGCGTTTAATAATACCAAACAATCAACTTGAAGTATCAAATTTTGGTACTACTATTTTCAACGCCTCTCCAGATCAGACTACTGTATTTACTTCCGGCGGTGATATGAAATTTAATGTATTAACACTTGGAAGATTTACAAAAAACTTGGCAAGCACACAATTTACATATACCGGATCGACGAGTGTAGTTGATTTCAATTTGACTTTCAATGTAACGGCAAATGATGCGGCAAATTATTTTAATTTTAAATTTTACAAAGGTTTGACGCTTGTCAGCGAGGTGACTATCAACGATACAAGTGGCTTTGTGGATTTATCAACCGATGGCATTACTCTAAACAATGGAGATATTTTAAGGGTTGCCATTGCAACAACATCAACGGACTTTGAATTTTTTGGAGGCGGTGAGTTTAAAGTTGATTTGCAAACTCCCGTCAATGTTCCCGTTGCTTATGACGAAACAATATCAATGAACTCTTGCCTACCCGTTGGAATCTTCCAACGTGATTTTTTTGTATCAATGCTCAAGATGTTCAATTTAATGATCACGGAGGACAAGTACAAAGAGAAGCATTTGATTATAAAACCTTATAAGGATTTTTATGACGGCACAATGGTTGATTGGAGCGATAAACTCGACCGATCAAAAGTGATCAAACAAAAGCCGATGAGCGAGATCAATGCGAGATATTATAAATTTAAATACAAGCAAGATGTTGATTTCTACAATGAAAATTATTATAAAAAATTCAATGAGGGATATGGCGATAGGCTTTATGATAACGAGTTGGACTTTGCAAAAGATACTGAAGAAAATGAAATAATTTTCGCATCATCTGTACTTTATAAGGATACCGCAAATGATAAAGTTTATCCGGCAATATATAAGCGCTCAAATGCTAATACGGCAAAAGATAAAATGGCATCTGTTATTCGCATCATGCAAGCGCAAAAGTTTACCGGCGTAAGTTCATGGCACATCCGCAAAGAGGGTGCGGGCAATATATCGCCAACGCTAACAAGCTACGGATATGCTGGGCATTTGTACTTTGGCACTGGTGCTTTGTCAACGCCGACAATAGATATTAATTTCGGCGCCCCCAAAGAGTTACAATTCGCTCCGACAACATACCCATCGGACAACTTGTTCAATACTTACTATGCGCCATACATGGCCGAGATAACAAATAAAGATAGTCGATTGCTTACGGCGTTTTTTAAGTTAAACGATTTGGATATTTTCAATCTTGACTTTGCGAAGTTCGTTTATATTGATGGCGGATTATATCGTTTGATCAAGGTATATGATTACACGCCAGAAAGCAATCAAGTTACAAAAGTTGATTTATTAAGAGTTATTCAAAAAACATATTAAAAAATGGCAGATAAAAATGTAAAGGTAGTCGCGGAGGTAGAGGTAAAGACGGGTGATGCGCAAAAGAATTTAAACGAAACAAAAAAGCAAATAGATGATTTAGGTGGCAGCGCCGAGAAAAGCGCAAAGAGTGCCAAAGGTGCGGCGGGTGCTTTTGGCAGTATCGGTAATGCTTTGAAGTCATTGGGTATAATTGGCGCAATAACGGCGGCATTTAATTTTTTCCGTGAAACGCTAAGCAAGAATCAAAAGGTTGCCGATAGTGTAGCGGCGGTATTCAATACAATATCAACGGTCATAAATACGTTGATTGATATTTTTGTGAGTGTTACAACCGAGGTAGGTAAAAACACTAACGGCTTCGCGGCACTTGGTAAGGTTTTGGGAGGTATTCTAACGCTTGTTATAACGCCATTCAAAGCCGCTTTTGATGGCATCAAATTAGTTATTAATGAAATACAGTTAGCGTGGGAGCAGTCACCATTTGGGGATAAGGACCAGACAACGATAAAAGAGCTAACAAAAAGCATCAATGAAACAAAGGACAGTCTAGCTCAAACGGCAAAAAACGCCATCGAAGCGGGTAAAGATATTTACAACAATTTCGGCGAGGCTGCGTCGTCTGTTGTTGATGTTGTTAGCGGCGTAGTTGAGAAGGCTAGCAAAATAAATGTAGCTGCTATTTATGAGCAATCAAAGGCAACAATCGCACTTCAAAACAATGCAAAGATTGCCGCCGCGCAATTGCAAGGACTTGTCGAGCAATACGACCGACAAGCGGAACAACTTAGACAAGTAAGGGATGATGAATTTAAAAGTATTGATGAAAGAATTGCGGCAAATGATGCGCTCGGTAAAGTATTGGACGATCAAGAGAAGGCCTTAAAAGGATTAGCGGAACAAAGGGTAGCCGCTGCCGCCGCCGAGCTTGCACAAAACAAATCAAGCGTTGAGCTTCAAGCCGCTTTGATTGAGGCGCAAAATGAAGTTGCAGCGGTTGAGGCGCAAGTGGCCGGGTTAAGATCGGAGCAATTAGTCAATGCTACGGCACTAACAAAAGAGCGTTTAGCACTTGATCAGGCTATTGCCGCGAGTGAGAATAAATTGCTTATTGAAAGAAAAAAGGCAAACGCTGAGCTTATAAAAGATGAGATTGAGAAGCTAAACATAAATAAAAAGATAGCTCAAGAGGAGGGTGAAATAGAATTAAAAAGACTTCAAGATAATATTAATAACGCAAAAGCGGGAACGCAAGCAAGGGTTGACGCGGAGATTGCCTATGCAGAAAAAAAGCAGCAGATTGACTTATCTTTACAAAGTTTAGAGAATCAAATAGCGGTTGCGACTTACAAAAGAGAAGTTGAGCTACTCGATAGACTGCAAACCGAGAGGGGTATTGAGTTTCAATTAAAGATTGATGCACTTGATCAGGAGCAAATATTGGTTCAGCAGGCTTTTGATAATAGATTAATCACGGAGAGCGAATATAATCAAAAAGTAAAGTCATTAACGGATCAGCGGATTGCTTACCAAGATGCAGAACTTCAAGCCAAGTTGCAATATGCAAGCGCAGTTGGTGGGATATTATCAGGACTTTCCGGATTATTTGAACAAGGCACCGCTGCCGCAAAAGTTGCCGCTCTTGCTGAAATCGCCATCGGTACGGGTACGGGATATATTCAAGGTTTAGATATTGCGCAGAAAAGCGCAAAAGCTGCCGGTCCTGGTGCCGCTTTAGCTTTCCCTATTTTTTACGCTACGCAAATAGCCGCAGTGCTTGGTGCGGCCGCAAAAGCTAAAAGCATATTGACGCAAGTTAAAGGCGGATCAGGTGGATCTATTGCACCGATTAGCGCACCTACAATAAACGCATCGGCACCTTTGAGAAGTCAATCACAAACGACTAGAATCGACCAGGAGCAAATCAATCAAATCGGCAACGTGGCCGCTAGGGCATACGTTGTTGAAAGCGATGTTTCAAACGCTCAAGAGCGGGCGGATAGGTTGAATAGGGCCGCAACAATCATGTAAAAGTACACATACCCAAAAAAATATATCTATACTTATGGAATTGCCAATTTACGAGTTAAGGATTCAAGAGGATTTGCAAGACGATGCGGAGGTGAGTTATATAGCATTGGTCGATAAGCCAGCCATTCAAAAGGACTTTTTGGCGTTTGAGAATCAAGAGTTTATCAACCCGTCAAAGGGGGAGAGGAAAGATAATTTTTTGCCACGTTGCATCTCTTATGTAATCAACGAAGGCAAACCAAGTGAGCAAGCCGTGGCCATTTGCAATTCAATATGGGAGGAGCATTTCGCTGAAGAGTCATATAATGACTACCCACAAAGCGCAAAGGACAACGCCGAGCGGGGGATCAGGCTTAATGAAAAGGTCGGTAACAAATGCGCAACGCAAGTGGGCAAAGTAAGAGCGCAGCAAATCATGAACGGCGAAAATCTTTCGAAAGAAACGATAAAGCGCACTTATTCATTCCTAAGCCGTGCGGCTGAATATTACAACCCGGACGACACGGAGGCTTGCGGCACAATATCATATTTGTTATGGGGTGGCGAATCGATGCTCCGTTGGTGTGAAAGCAAGATGAACAATGAAGATTTTGCGGAAGTAAAGGCGTCAAAGTCAATGACTTTTGCAATACAGAACGAGGATAAGCATATTATATCCGGTCCGTTGATGCTTGCCGATGAATTAATATATCGTAATAATAGCAAGTTTGGTGAGCATTATGTAAAGTTTTCGCCCGAAACGATCAAGGATATAGCCATAAAATTCGCAAAGAAAGGCTACCAACAAAACGTCAATTTAATGCACTCGGCCGATATGAGGCTTGACGGCTTCATTATGTTTGAGAGTTTTATTGTTGACAAAGAGCGTGGGATATTACCGATGGAAGGTTTTGAGGATGCAAAAGATGGCTCCTGGTTCGGTAGCTTCTACGTTGAGAATGAGCAAGCATGGGATTTGATCAAGCAAGGCAAGGTCAAGGGCTTCTCGGTTGAGGGTTTCTTTGATTATGTTATGCCACAAAATAAAGAGCAAAGCTACGCCGAGCGTAAGTTGGCGGAACTTGCCGAGATGTTAAAAGTACCTATTCACTAATAATTATATATATACAAGTATGGAAAATGCACAAACAATACTCGAGAAGGTTTCAGTATTCTTCTCTGAGCTTATAAACGCCGAAGATATGCCGAAGGCATCAGGCGAGCCGGCAGCCGTCAAAATGATGGAGGCCAAACTTAAAGACGGCACTATCGTTGAAGTTAGCGAGCTTGCCGTTGGCGGTATCGTTACAATCGAAGGTCAACCCGCACCAGTTGGAGAGCATGAGCTTGAAGATGGCGCAATCATCGTTTTGGGTGACAATGGTGTGATCATGGAGATTAAGCCAAAGCCTGAAACTATCGAAGTTGAAATACCAGTTGTTGAAGATATGAGCGCGAAATTTGCGGCTCTTGAAGCATCAACAAGCGAGAAGTTCGCAAGCTATGAAGCTAAATTTGAGGCTTACGAGGCTAAACTTTCTCAAGCAAACAAAGTAATCGAAGGTCTTATGCAGATAAGCAAGATGCTTGTTGAGGCTCCTCAAGCAAGTGCAGATCAAAGCGTAAAGACTTCAAACTCATTCGCATCACAAAAGGCTGATCCGAAAGAGGCGTTCAAAAAGTTTTCTGAATCAATTTGTTCATAATTAAAATTTAAAATAAAATGGCACTAGTATTTTCAAACATAAGCGCATACACTAAACAAGAGATTGCGCCGTTGCTTACCGAAGCGGTATTTTCCGCTAAAACTCAAGAGCTTATCAAGGCTGGCGGTATTCTTTTACCAAAAGTAAAAAGCTCTGTTGCGGTTCCTAAGCTCGTAACAAATGCAAACTTCCAAAGTGATGCTTGCGGTTGGAACGCTTCTGGTTCTACAACTCTTTCTCAAGCTACTGTAACCGTAGGTAAAATCAAAATCGAAGAGGCAATTTGTCCAAAGGATTTTGAGGCTTATTTTAGTCAGGAAGCGCTCAAGGCGGGCAGCACTTACGAAGATTTTGGATGGGCAGAATTCCAGTCTAAGTTCGCCGAGCAGAAAAACAAAATGATTGCAAAGCAGCTTGAAGTTGCGCTGTGGCAAGGTGACACTGGTTCTGGTAGCGAAAACCTCAAGCGTTTCGATGGCTTGATCAAGTTGATCGATGCTGGATCACCAGTTGATGCAAACGTTTCTGGTTATGTATCTGGTGCACCTTTGGCTACTTTGACTGCTGCAAACATTGTTTCAGCTCTTCAGGGTATGTACAAAGCAATCCCTGTTGAGATTGTTGATGCTGACGATCTTCACATCTTCGTAGGACATGATGTATATCGTTTGGCGGTTTTGGCTTACCAAGCTCTGAACCTTTACAACTATCAAGTTGACGGAAGCGCGGACAGAATGTTCGTTATCCCAGGCACAAACGTGAAGCTGGCAGCAGTTAACGGATTGAACGGAACTGGCGATATGTACGCAACAACTTTGTCAAACATCGCTCTTGCCTTCGATCTTGAAGCTGAAGAGGACAACTACACTATCTGGTATTCTAAGGACAACAACGAGGTAAGATATCGTGTAGCTTTCAAACTTGGTGTTAACGTGGCTTACACTAGCCTTTGCGTTAAGTTCAAGTCTGCGATCTAAGTTATATAATTAATCACAAAAGGGCGGTGTAAAAAACGCCGCCTTTTTTTTAAATTTTACATATATGCCATGTGCAATAACAAGCGGATACACAATTGATTGTCGCGAAAATATCGGCGGCCTCAAAGCTGTATTCCTTATCGAATACGCTAACGTTTCGGGCGTTACCGAAGTTAGCGGCTTAGTAACTGGCCTCACAAAAGCCGTCGGCAAAAGATTCTATAAATTTGAAGTACCAAGAGCGGTTGCCAACACATCAAGCACCGGAACTGGTAGCGAAGAGAATGGTTCATTCTTTTACACTCATCAAGTTGTATTCCCATTGAACAAAAGAGATAGCACCACTGCAAACGTGGTTCGCACTCTTGCTAAGAACAAGTTGATTGCCGTTACTCTTGATATGGATGGCAATTACAGAATGTACGGTAAAGGCAATGGCCTTTTTGTTGCAACAAGCGAGAGCGGAAGCGGAACTGCCGCTGGCGATCGTAACGGATACAACATCACTTTGAGCGGTGTTGAAACTGACGACTTTTTGCAAGTAAGCTCGGCCGTTGGTCTGGCTCTTGAAACTGCCGGCTAAGATTTGAGATAAGCCGATAATATTAAAAGGCCCTACCTACTTATAGTGTGGGTGGGGCCTTTAAACATATAGTATGATTCACATATACAAAGGTCAAAACAACGAGATTATTTTCACGGGATTAGAGCTTGCGACTATTGTGAATCCATACTATTTGTTTATATTTACATCGGCAAATGAGGATGAGGTTAAGTTCGTTGGTACTAATATAAGCACCGATGCAAGGTATCAAAAGATAAGCGTACTTAACTCCGTGTTTAATACTAAGGAAAGCGGTACATGGAGGTATGAAGTGCGCGAGCAATTAAGCTCTTCAAATGTTAATCCCGCTTTGTCGGGTGCTATTGTTGAGATGGGGTTCATGTACTTGCACGATGCGACGGAGGTAGTGCCGGTAGAGTACGATTTACAAGATAACGAGTTCAAAGCATACAATGGCTAAACAATACAACTTAGTAAGGGTAGAATTTGATCAAGCTCAACAACCGAAATTTGCCGAAAAGAAAGGCAAAAAATATGTTGAGTTCGGCGAGCGTAACGACTATCCGAATTACTTGATTTCACTTTTTGGCGAAAGTCCTAAACACGGGGCGATTGTAAAAGGTAAAGTCAATTACATTTTCGGTAAAGGTTTTGATGACGTTCCGAAGGCGGCGAATAGCCGCGGCGAAACATGGAACCAGATCATGAAGCGTGCCATCATGGACGACGAGATCCATGGTGGATATTATTTACAAGTGATTTACAATGCACTTGGGCAGATCGCAGAAACATACCACATTGAATTTCAAAAGGTCAGAGCCTCAAAGGATCTGACAACTTTCTACATAAAAGACGATTGGAGCGCTAGCGATTTTAAAGAGAAGGCGAGGGAATATCCGGCGTTTAATCCAAACGATCCGCAAGGCTCACAAATACTTTTTGTAAAGCAATACAACCCGAAGAGTGACGTTTACCCTTTGCCATCATATTTTCAAGGTCTTAACTACCTTGAAAGTGATATCCAGGTTTCGCGTCACATTTTGGGAAATGCTAAAAACAATTTCGTAGCTACCAAGCTCATCAACTTCAACAACGGCCTACCTCAAGAGGAGGAGCAAGAAGAGGTTGAAAGGGATTTGAAGCGCAAGTTTCAGAATCACGACGGCGATAGGGTAGTGATTGCGTTTAACCCATCAAGGGAAAACGCGGTTGATATTCAAGATCTTGGCGAAACAAGCCTCACAAAAGAGGATTTCACGAATATCAATAATTTGATTCAGCAAGAGATTTTCGCTTGCCATCAAATTACATCGCCAAGCCTTTTCGGTATAAAGACGGAGGGGCAACTCGGTGGGCGTAGCGAGATCCGTGATGCTTATCAGATCTTCCAGAATACTTATGTAAATGAGCGTCAGCAAGAGCATGAGGCGAATTTCAATAAGTTAATGAATTTAGCTGGGATTCAAGGCGAGTACAAGATACTTCCCGTTGAGCCTTTGAGCTTTGAGTTTAGCGAGGCGATCATTGCGGCTAATATGACACGCGACGAGATCCGTGAGAAGATGGGATTAGAGAAAGATATTACGGCATCTCCATCCGTTGAAGCTCAACCCGTAGCGGCATCGAATGAAGCGATTAAGAATTTAAGCGGTAGGCAATATCAAAACGTAATGCGTATCGTTCGTCAATTCGGTAGCGGTAAGATAAACAAGCAGCAAGCGGCGTTGATGTTAAAGAGCGGGTTTGGTTTTACTGACAACGACGTTAACACATTCTTAGGTATTGACGACGATTCACAAACCGAAGAGCAAGCGTTCGCATCAATGCAAGACGATATTTTGCTCAATGAATTTGCGGCTTGCGGCGACAACTTAGAGGATTTTGAAGTGATTGAAACGAGGCAATTCAGCGGCTTTGCCGATGAGGAGCTTGATAAGTTGAAAGCGAATGTGCTTGACTTGATTAGTAAGGACAAGCGCATCACTCCCGAAGTGATGGCCATTGTGTTGAATAAAGAGGTGGGAGCTATCAACATAGCACTCAAGGCACTAGCTGACGAGGGATATTTAAAGACTATCGGCAAGGTTTTGTCAATACTCAACCCAAAGTACAAACCGCAAGAAAGAGTCTTAACAGAGCCTCTTAGGGATATCCCTGGCGGTGATAAAAGCACTACAACCGAGGTGCTTTTGAGATACACATACGCCGGCCCAAAGGATTCACGCAATCGTCCGTTTTGTGCGAGGATGCTTGAGATAGCCGAGAAGAAACTTTGGAGCCGTGCTGACATTGAGAACATAAGCGCAAGGCTTGGGTATTCGGTATGGGATCGCCGTGGCGGTTGGTTCACGGAGCCTGACGGCACTCACCGGCCATATTGCCGCCATCGTTGGGAGGTTAAAGTCGTAACACGTAAAAAATAATAAATGAGCCTAAACATACTTTTCATAAACGAATCACTTGTAAAGAGCCGCACGGCGATAAGCGACGCGATTGATGGCAAACAAATAAAGCCAACGATAAAGCTCGCTCAAGACAAGTATATTTTGCCGTGTTTAGGTTCAAACCTTTACAATCGTTTGCAAGCTGGTATCGATGCGGGTAACTTAAACAACGATGAAAAGACATTGCTCGACGACTACATAACGGATGCGCTTTTGTGGTTCACGATTGGTGAAATGGTCGTGATGACAAGCTACCAATTTTTTAGCAAAGGCGTAATGCAAAAGACGGCGGAAGAAAGCATATCGCCATCAAAGGGAAATTTGGAGTTAATCCAAAGAACGTACATGAGTAACGGCGAATTTTATAAGACGAGGTTGATTGATTATTTGAGAGAGAATAGCGAACTTTACCCACAATATTTGGACTATGGAGCGGGCCTTGATGTTATCGCTCCACAGTTACAATCATATACTTCACCGATATATTTAGGATATAAAGGTCGGAGGCGTAGAGCGTCAAACTTAGATTTCCCTTATGAAAATACGGAGTTATAAAAAGGAGTTTATACTCAAAGTAAAAGAAAAGTTTAATGACTTACAACCAAGTAGTAAAAGAGATAAAGACAATCCTAGAGAGCCACGCAATGATCAAGAGCGTGCGCAACGCTACGCCGCGGGAGTGGTTGTTCGCCGATGAGCAGCCGATATTCCCAATATCATGTTTCGCTATCAATAGCGGATCGTTGAATGTAGGTAGGGAGCAGGTCTATAATATCACTCTTTGGTTTTTGGATAAGTCGGGCATGGAGGCTGAGTTTGAAACGGATGTTTGTAGCGATCAACTACAAATCGCGGCGGACATTGTGAGCAAGTTAAGGAACGGAGCGAATCCGTGGTTGATAGATAACAACATAACATATAACCTTGTACTTGATAAGTTCGAGGATTATTTGAGTGGGGTTGAGCTAACGATAAACATGACAACGATAAGCGATTTCGACGCGTGCGATATACCTTTAAACAATTAATATAGATGCTATACATTCAACAATTTGCTAATATTAACGGCGTATCACAAACCAAAGATACTTGGTGGCAAGCCATTTGCGAGAGCGAAGGTGTAACGGAGCCAGTGAATGGATCATGGGTTGAGGCTTTGTGTAGGGCGAAAGGTGTTAATGATGTTTCAAATGGTACTTGGGTTCAGGCTCTTGTTGAGTTTATGGGTATTAGGTTTAACGGCACATGGCTGCAATCACTTGCCGAAGGCGGGAGCTTTGTAGGTATTGCGTTTAGGGATAGGGTCATCGCCGATGGCGGTACTATCGAAGGTTACAATTGTTTTATTTCAAAATTAAAAGATATTAGAATATGAGCTTTTACGATGACGCCTCGATTGTATTGATACCGAGCGGGTATAAGACAAGCAAACTTTACTCACAGAAACCAACCGACGGAAGCGGTGATCTTACGTTCACCCGAACCGGCTCAACCGCTACGCGTGTGAACGAGAACGGATTGATAGAGAGGTGTAGGACGAATTTATCATTACATAGTGAGGATTTCACAAATGCTGCATGGGTAAAAGATGGAGCAACAGTTAGTGGCAATACTGTTGTTGCTCCGAATGGTACTCAAACGATGGATTCAATAACTTTTGGCACATCTGGAAATAATATATATCAACAATTTGCAGTATCTTCTGGAGTTCCATATACTTTTTCTGTTTGGCTATCTGTTCCTAGTGGTACACAAACTGTTGAAATTGGAAATATAAATGTGAATGTATATACAACAGTAACCGTTACAACTACGCCAACAAGATTCACAGTCACACAAACATCTTCTGGAACAACAAGATTCCCAACAATAAGAGCGACGGGGGCCTATACTATATACGCATGGGGGGCACAATTTGAACTCGGCGACATCGCCACCGCATACATCCCCACGACAACCGCGGCGGTAACTGTTGGGCCTATCGCTAACCTCCCACGCCTCGACTACACTGGCGGAGGTTGTCCGAAGCTATTGATGGAGCCGACGAGGACGAATTTAATCACTTACTCAGAGGCGTTTAACAATGCGGCGTGGACAAAACTTGATGCAACCGTTGTTCAAAATGTTGCTATATCTCCTGACGGGTATCAAAATGCCGATAGAATAGTCGTAACTAGTGTTGGTGGTGGGGATTGCAGACAGACAATATCTTATACATCAGGCACTACTTATGCATTTAGCGTTTTTGTTAAAAAGGAATCAACATTTAATCTTGTTGGAATTACGGTAGTTACACAAGCTGCGATACAATTCAATATTGATACTAACGCATTTAGCACAATAGCACTATTAAACGGCTGGACATTGTCATCAACAAAATATGATGACTACGGCAATGGATGGAAAAGGATTTCAGTCGTTTTAGTTGCAGGGACAACGGGGTCATACGGAACACGTTTGGCTGAAGTTAGAAATACAGGCAACGGCACAAGTGGAATATTATTCTACGGCGCCCAACTTGAAGCCGGCTCCTACGCCACATCCTACATCCCGACGTTCAATGCGAGTGTGACGAGGAATCAGGATATATGCGTAAAAGGTAGCATTAGTTCATTGATAGGACAAACGGAGGGTACTATTTATGCGGAATTCAACTTGAGTAATTATAACACAGTAAAAGCGCTTTCGACTATTGATGTTGGATCAACTACTAATTTTATTTCAGTGGCCGTAAATAGTGGCATTCCGAGATTGGTAGTAAGAGAAGCTGGAGTAAGCAGTAATTTAATGATTTTAACACAATTGCCGCTAGGCAATTACAAACTTGCCATAGGTTACAAAGCGGGAGATTATGTTATGTATATTAATGGTCAACAAGTAGGCGCAAGCACTTCAACTGTTTATCCAGTTGGTACTTTGACTCAATATATTTTAAACAACGCATCGTATGGTGAACTTGCTGACGGGTACAACCAAGCCATACTTTTCAAAACCCGCCTTTCAAATTCCGATCTCGCAACTTTAACAACCTTATAATATGAAGTTTAGAAAATACGAAATGACAGACGCTCAATGGAAAACACAAAGAGCGAAGATTGAAAAGACGGACGACGAAGGGAATAAGTATTGGGATAACGAAAAGACGGCATCCGTCATTGAGCTTGGTCACTTGGTTATAACGCCAGGTACTTATGATGAAGATGGCAACGTGATAACAGAGCCTATCCTTAGCGACAAATTCGCCGTGGATATTATATGGCAAAATGATGAAGTAAGTTCATTTGCGACTTATAAAGTATGGCCATCACCAGTCGGCGTTCATTCTTTCGGTTATGACATTGATAGCGAGTATGCCGCCGAATATTACAAACTATTTCCTCAACCAGAGCCTAAGCCATTTAATATCTAACGATGAGCAATTTTGATCAGACGAGCGTCGGACTATGTAGCGCAACGATACTACTAAATGTTATTAGTGAAGTATCAATGCAAGACGGCACAATGTTCCTAACGGGTGTAGCGGCGGTGACGACAATAGTATATAACATTCAAAAGATGCTTAGAGAATGGCACAAAAAATGAAATTGTCTAACTACTTTAAGCCAACGCCGAAGCGCATCCGTGTGCTTGGGGATAGCCTCGCGGCGGGTAGCTTATTCGTTGCGGGCCTTGCCATCGTCGGCGGATTTGAGAAAATAGCTATCGGCGTCGCGGTGAGTGGATGGGTAGGTAAATTTATAAGTAATTTTTTTGCAGATGACACGAAATGATTATATAGCTTGTTTAATAGTATTGATTATAACGGCGATAGTCGCCGCTAGTTGTAATCCCGTTAAACAAATAATGCGGGATCAGGCAAGGTTCAACGAGATTAAAGACGAAGTAATTAGAAGGGGCCTCTGCGCTAACGATACCACAATAATAACGGCAAGCGATACGCTTATTCAATACGATACGACTATTCAAAAAGAAACCGAGATACTTACAATAGGCGACACAGTGTACGTCACAAAGTGGCAGACAAGGGATATTGTCAAAAAGCTAACGATCCGTGATACTATCAAGAGCGTAGTTGTTGACAATGCGCGGATTCAAGTATTGCAAGCGGACTTTAATAAAATAAAGGCGGCAGCCGATGAGTGGAAAGAAAAGGCCCAAGAGCGGTTGAGTTATTTGATACTTGCCATCGCCATCGTTGGCCTATGGTTATTCTTTAAATTCAAGCCATGAAGCTAAACAAAGCCGGAAAGGATTTGATCAAGTCATTTGAAGGGTTGAGGCTATCGGCCTATAAATGCTCCGCGAACAAAGAAACAATCGGCTTCGGGAATACCTTTTACGAAGATGGCTCCCCCGTAAAGATGGGCGATACAATCACAAAGGAAAGGGCGGATTCGTTGTTTGAACTTATCGCCAATAGCTTCGCCGAAAGGGTGCGTAAAGAGATAAAGACAATCCTCACGGATAATCAATTCTCGGCCTTAGTGAGCATTTCATACAATATCGGTATCGGCAACCTACAAAAGTCAACGCTTTTGCGTAAAGTCAATTTCAACCCCAACGATCCATCCATACGGGCCGAGTTTATGAAGTGGAACAAAGCGGGTGGCAAGGTGCTTGCGGGCCTAACGA